TTTATTGGATAGAAAACAATTAATCCATGAAAACAATATCTTTTGGAAGATTAATTTTATGACAATAATAAAAGCAATCGAAATTACATTTATTCTCTTTTAATTCTTCTCCGTCTTTTATCTTAATAAATTGAATCCTTCTTCTTGGAATAATAATTTGTAAAGTTTTATTTTCCATAATCTTTTTAAAGTATTGAGTGAATATTAATTGTTGCGGACATACCATAATAAAAGGTTTATCTAAATCTATTAATCTTTGGAATACTTCTTTCTTTTTTGTAAATGGTGGATTGGATATGATTATATCTCCTTTATCATTACTAAAAAAATCAATGTCTTCATGAATCACTTCATATCCCATTTCTCTTAAATATTCTCCAGATTTTCCGTTTCCATAAAAACATTCCCATATAACTTTATCTTTTGGAATATATTGTTTTATATTTTCCCAAGCTGATTTCGGTGTCATATATTCGTCGTGTTTAGAAAAGGTTTTTGTTTCATATCCCGCCATTTATATATAACATATATTTTTATTTTATTAATTAAACGATA